CCGGAGTTATTTATATTACCACCGCTTGTGCCAAAAGTATAAACAGTGCTTAAAAAGCTATTGCCATTTATTGTGCCACCGAGTGTAATTGTGCTAGATGTTGCTGGGTTAGTAGTCGTATTGATTGTTATACTAGCATACTGCGCCGGCGCAAACGCCTGAATCTTAAACTGCCCCGATGCTTGTATCGCAATGGCTTTGGGCACGGTAGGGGATTCTTCTGCGTAACCCAAGCCGATGAGGTTATTTTGCACCTGCCCCTCGATGTTTGTAACGAACGCAGTAATTTGAAATGTCGGTGTATTGGCAAGAATAAGATTCTGCGCGTAGACGTTCGCGTTAATCAATGTGCCCGCATAATAATTCGTGCCCGCCACGCCTGATGCGTTAATCGCCAAGTAAAGATTAGAAATACTATCCGCAATCCCGGCGCCGATTTGCACATCATACGCTTGTGCAAGAGCGTTCATAAATCTATACGCTTGTCCACCAACGGTTAAAACAGAGTTATTCACGGCGCTCAACCCGTTTGTGCTAAACACATTACCCGATGTATAACTAGTATCTTGATTGGTGCTAACGGTTATATTGCACGTCGCAGCTATTTGCGTAGCGATTGAATAATCATTTCCCGGTTGACTGAATAAATCAAACTCATGCGCGGCTGTTCCTGTGTCTTGTAGCGCAGTGTATAGCCCCACGGCATTCGCCATAGCGACGAGGTTCGCAGCGACTTGTGCATTAGTGGTCATGAAGTTTGCCACCAAGCCGGAGGTAAAGTCTGTGACCAGCGCACCGTTATAGTAACAGAAAATACTACCATCAGCAAACTGCGCGGCGACAAAGGGGAGATTATTAAATTGGTCGCTTGCGACGATGTTTGTTAATGCCACCGCACCGAGACCGGCTACGGTTTTTGGATGCAGAAGTTGCTGATAGACAAGCGGGGCTGCGACAGTTACAAGAGCATCAGTGCCGAAGACATATATTCCTTGCGCTGTGGCAACGCTGCCGACCACAGGATTATTATTACTATCCAACGGCAGCGTGGTTTTAACAAAAGCTTTTCTCTTTTCAAACTCGCCACCTTGAGTAATGTGTCCGTCGAGTGCTTCGACGAGCGTTCCCGGCACAGCAGAGAGTTCACTGCGACGTGCGTCAAGGCCGTAGCGAAAGTTATTAAGCGCGGTATACATTTAGAAAAAAGATTAGAAAAGGAAGTCTCGTTCATAATCTGAACGAGACTTTTATTTAGTTTTGCAACCTGTCGTGCAGTTAACTAGATACTGGGGGTGTAGCACTTGCAGAAACACTCACGGGCGCACTAGGCACCGGAATGTTATACGCACTATAAGGTTTCAAGTTAGCAAACGCGGCTTCAACATCAGCAACAGTAGCATTAGGGTTCTTGAGAATCGAAATGATACTAGTAACAAACTCTGGCCCATATTGAAGACCGGCAGTAACAAGAAGTGTAATAAGTGATGGTGTCATAAGTGTTATTTAATGTAAGTGTTAATCAAGTTAAGAAGTGCGGCTTCGGCATTTGCAACAGCTGTATTAGCAGTTGTAATCGAAACAGTGTTAGTTGTGCCATTGGACACATACAATTCAAGCAGTCCCTTTGCCATTTCTTGTGCATCATAGTAGGTGTTGTAAGCCTGCTCAATGTTATTTACTTGAGTAGCAGTTACTTTACCATCATTCTGATGGAGTGTGACATACGATGCCCACACTTTCATTCCAGTGTCAACCGTGGTGATGAGAACACCCTCGGATTGAGTAAGAACTGTGGCGGCAGGAGTTGCACATCCGGTGTATAGCAACGTTGAACAGCCAATCAAGGCTGACAGAATTAGAATCTTTTTCATGTGGTTATTTAATGGCAGGAGTCACAACAGGAGTGACTGGGGTTGCTGTAGCAATTGATTCAGTAGTTACCTTCGGGGTAACTTCAATTGCAGTTGTGTTAACTGGCTGAGAAGCATTGGTTGTGTGTGAAGCGTAGAACGCAATCACAGACATAACAATACCACTAATCAACTCCAAAATGTTAGAGGAGTTGAGAATCGTAGCTGCGGCAACAGCACCGTGTGCTGTAAGAATACCACCGGCTACTTTTGCTAGTGACCTAACTAGCGAGTCAATTTGGTCTTGGTTCATACTGTATTACCTTTCTCTTTGTTTGTTTTGTTTACCGACACCGAAGATTCTTCTGGCGAACGATTGATTTGCTGAACATTAACAGGCTGTGCTTTGCAGTTGTTGTTAAGAACACGGATAAGTTCTTCATGTCTAGCTTGGCTAATGTGCATAGCAGACTCATAATAAAGTGCATTGATTTCTGTAACCTTTGATAGTTTTCCATTTTGTGCAGCCTGTCCTATCTCTATTTGTCTTAAACAATCACGTTGTTCTTTCTGTATTTGTTGTGCAAGAGTTTCTTTTTTGTCACTTTTCACTTTAATGTAAAAAGAACCAATTGCAAATAGAACAATGGAAATAAATGTTCCCCATTGACCGAGTGATGTGTCAGCTACAGATGTTGCTAGTATCATAATTATTTAGAACTTCCCTTAAAGAACTCCTGCGTTTTGTCACACTGAAATGTTGCTTGACAGTGTGGACGAACATTGGCTGCGGTATCAACAACTGTCCAATCCGTCAAATTCGTTGACGACAATATCTGTGTGAACGCTGCATTTGTATTACAATCCCAACCAATTGTGATTGTCGACGTGGTCTGCATCGCGGCGCGGGTGCCAACTCCCTGTTGGGCACAGGCAGGCAAGGCCAGCGCGAGCAGCAGGAATGTGAGTGGGCGGGTCATGGCGTCAGTAATTCACGATCAAGTGTGAACCTGCTTCAATCGTATCAATTGCCGCCGTGCTAGACCATGAATCAACCCAAATCGTGCAAGTAGTGTTGCTATACAAGGTAGTAACCATGCAAGGATTTGCTATAAAATAACCATTTATATTCCCAAAAGTTGACCAAGTCGTCCCCGCCGGAAAGTTTGTTGCTGAACTGACTGGGTATGGGGAACCCGTCAGTTCAAACGAAGGTTGCCCTCCCGCGATAGTATAAACATAAGCGCAACCGTCAGAAGACAAGCTACAGCCAACACCATTAGTGGCAAAGACAATTTGTATATTCTGACCGATAGAAGATGTTCCGCCCAAAACCGTGCCGGCAAAATAAAGGGAGTGAATACCGGGATTGGTCAAGGTCACGCTTATTGGCGTAGGAATAAATGAAATGTTTGTCCCGTAGAAAGTCCAATTTGTAGTAAGTTTATATTGATACGGAACAAACCCGGACGCGGTGTTGGTCAGTGTCAGCGTGGTTGTGCCGCTGGTCGTCGTTGCCGTCCCTGTCACACCGCTGCTGTTCGTGGACAAGGAAACATTCGTCACCGCGCCCGCCGCCACGATAGTCGCGCCCGTCACTTGGTTTGCGTATTGGGCAGCGTTCGCCGCCGCAAGGTTCGTCGCCGTGCTGATGATGGAGTTTGTCTGACCCGGCTGGATGGATGTCGCAATCAAGCCAACCTGCGTGGATGTCAAGTTTGTCACCGTGGACGGCGCAGCCCCAACCTGTCCTGCTGTGATTCCAGTCAAGGCCGAGCCGCCACCGGCAAACGAAACCGCAGTCAGGTTGCCACTGCCGTCCGAGGTGATGCCGTAATTATCGGAATAAATCTGGCCTACGCTTAAGGGCGCGGTCTGCCCGTTTACATACAAAGCGTAACCGGCCGCCGACATCCCCAGCCAGCCGCTGGCCACCCCGTTGGCAAAATAAATTCGCGGCTGCAAACTTCCTGAATTGGTAATGGCCGGCGCCCACAAAAAGACATTGGTGCCCGTGGCGTTGTTGAGGTTGGTCACGTTCGCGCCGTTCACGTTTGTCAGGCCTGACCCGTCGCCGACAAAGCTGCCGCCCGGCGCGGTTTGGAATGTGTAGGCCGTCACGATGCCGCCGCTATCAGAAAGCGAGTCCTGATTCGTTACAAACCAGTTACCAAATCTGGTTGTGCCGGAGCCTATAGAGAAACTCACTGACGGCTGGTTGTTAGTCACCGCCCGCGTCTGGCCGGAGTTGACGATTGCAATGACATTGTTCGTCGTCACCCCACCGCCGGAAGCGGTGTTGGTCAGCCTCGAGCCATCGCCGGTGAAGGCGCCACCAAAGACGTTCGCCGGATTAGTGAACGTCACCGCGCCCGCGTAGTTCGCCGAAATTCCCCCACCACTGCCCGGCACAGGATAAGGTCCGGCCAACGGTTGCGCGTGAACTGGCACCACCACCAACATAGAACACACCAAAAAGCCAAAGCAAAGTAAATTTTTCATAATCTTTTATCAATTTACTTATACAGTGCCGCAACACTACCAGTGCCAGTGCCGTCGAACACACCACTCGTCGCACTCAGTCCCACAAAAATTCCATTATGATTCGTGCCATTAGCGTCTTGACTATACAAACTCTTTCCTAAACTTCCGAACTTCCCAGTCACCACGCCATTAAGTGGCACTAATCCGTCAACACCCGAATCGCTATAAGGTAATTGCACTAGCGGCACATCGCTCACTACAGGGCTTTTCGCGAACAACTGCACAAACGCACCGGCCGCAAGCGTATTCGTAATCTGTAATTGCACAAGTTTATTCGTGGCATTAACGGAATCCGCAACAATCTGCAACAACCCATCGGCAAGATTGCCCGTGACCTGTGTCGTTCCTGTCAACTCCAATTCAAACTCCTCAACATCCACGTTTATATCTGCCGTGATGCCCGGCGTGGTATAAACCGCATCCGTGCTGCTTAACACGATATAATATCCTGTGCCGACTTCTCCCGTCGGAATCGGCACATTCGCTAATTGCAAGCCGATGTCATTCTTATTGAACGTAAACCCATCACTCCCAAGCACCTGCCAACTGCGCAGTGGCACGGTCGTGGTGCTCATCAGACTCGCCGGTGCAATAACATGAAGCTGCAGAAAATACTGTGTGTTCGCGACGCCGTTACAATACCCCTCAAGGCAAAGTAAATTCGGTATCGTGCCGCCGGTGGCCAATGTAACACTCGTGCCGGCTATAACGCTAATGGTTCTTGTCATCATAGGTTTGTTCTTTTAACTTTTAACTTTTAACTTTTAACTTTTAACTTTTAACTTTTAATGTCCAGCAACCGCAATGGGCACTAGACGTTTTTTCTCTGCAACACCATCACGTCCGCCGAATACAAATCCTTTCGGTCGACCGGGATACGCGCCACGCTGTCTCGCTAACCGTTCCTGTGCTTGCATTAAAGTAATCTGCCCGTCAGCTTGTTTACTCTTAATCAAGATGTCCGCCGCTACGAACAGAACAATAAGCAAATCGTCCAAGTCGCACGTATCATTATCACTCGCTAACGTATCAAGTGCGCGTTGTCCCGTAAATCTAATCTTCTGCGCGGTGTTATTCACCGGCCATACCTCGAACTGACCCTCGCTAGACCAACGCCAACGCTGAATCGGGTCTTGCGTTTGCCCCGCTGCGTCGCTATTCAGATAATTGAACTCATCGCTGCCAATGCCATACTCTAACCCAATCCAAACATTACTCCAAAACACCTCGCACTTATACGGGCGTTCGAGATTCATTGCAAAAGTAGACCCTACGTTATCAATCGTTGGAAAGCTCAAGTATCTTGAGCCACCGGCTACAGCGACGTCGAAACGGTCTTCAAGAAACGGAAAGTCGTATTCATTCGCCAGCCATTTTTGTTTATCAGATAGAAGCTGGTAGTAACGTGCTTTCGTTTGTGTGAAGGTCGTGTTCTCACCGAGACGCGATTGCAGCATCGTGTAGAGAACCGAGAGTTTCGTAAGTCGAGCCATAACGGATTAGGTAACGTAGGGGATGGTTTATTTCGTTTCCGTTTTCAGTGGCTGTGCTGTGAGCTTTTCAACCAACGCGGTCAATCGTGCAATCTGCTCGTCCTTGGCGGTCACCGCCTTTGCAGCGGCCTCACGTGCTGCGACTTCCTTCGCGTTCTGCTCATCCGTAGTTTCCTTCTTATCCAGCTTGACAAGCTCAACTACCTCGGTTGGTTTCCCCGCTTTAGGTGCGCTTTCTTCGGTGGCTTCAACACCCGCTTCCTTGAAGGTCAAGGGTATATTGGGATTTTCACCGGGGAACACTGTGCCGATTAGCTTATCGCCGTATTTCTTAACAAGGCGGGTGAACTCATCGTCTTTCGTGCGTGCAATACCGGCAATCCTAACATCCAAATGCGTAATCGGCGATGTCGGCTTTGCTTGACCGGGGACTTTAATACCGAATTGTTTCCGAATTACCAATGCTTCGGCAGGGGTGATGTTGCGTAACTGCACGTTATCATGCAGGTCGTTAATCTCCACCCATGCGTGGCCAATTTGCATTAGCGGTTGCGATTCTTTCTTTTCGTCTGACATATTTTTTTCTTTCTCTTAAAGGGAGTCTCGTTCATAAATTGAACGAGACTCCCAGGTTTTTTTGTTTTGTTCGTTTAACTTACGGCTTGAACCCAACCAGACTCAAACCATTAAGTATCATACCAGTCCCGTTGCCCGTGCCAGCACCAACCGCGACCGACGCACGCAACCCCCAAGCACCTTGCAAAAAGGCCACAGGCAGGTTTGTAGTAAGCACAACAGGTGTTTGGTTCGTTTGGTTCACAGTAAACGAAAACGTCTTAACACCAGTCGTATCGGGGAGAGTGAAGTCGCCGCTACTAATTGGTGACAACGTAATCGTTGCTGTGTTTGTTTGTGTCACACTGTTACCAAAAAACGAAGTTGGATTCGTCCAAACAGTGTTATACATAACCGGACTTGTTACGCCAGACAGAAATAGATTATTAGTATAACCTATGACCACTTGAATTGCCAAGTTTGGATTAACGTCTGCGTTAATGTCCGGCACGAGTTGTGCGTCCGTAAGTGCGTATGGAATCAAATTACCAGCAGCGTTAGTTCCGCCTGCGAGAACATTCGTTCCAGCGGAATACTGATAATAATTATAATTCGTAGACGCGGTCGTAATCGTCACACTGTTTGATACACAGAGTAATGCTCCGTTAATCATGTGCGACGTGAAGTGGGTTACCGTAGTGGCCATAGCGGAACCCGCCATAGCCAAACCCAACCCGATGGAGATAAGTTTCTTTTTCATAGTTTAACTTTGTTCTTGATTTTGATTTGTTTGTCTCGCTCGATTCAATTAAGCAACCTCATACACACCATGTGCATTGAGCTGTTTGCATGTAAGCGCACCAGTCCAAGTCTTCGTATGCAAGAACACCATGTATTGATACGGGCGTTCCGGCGTCAAGACCTTACCATCTTCTTGACTCATCGGGCGGAGTTGAATCTTGCTCGGGTCGAAGATATAGCAACGCTTACCCAAACAGAGGTCATCAAGGGTCGGGTCGTATTCGAACGTGCCCAAACCGCGCATACAAATCTTTGCCATGCCCATGTCGGTCTTACCGTCATTAGCAAAGCCCTCCATCGTGTAAACGCCCTTTTCTTGCACTTCAAGTTCAAGTGCGTCGATGAACTGACTGCCGCACAAGGCGATGCTAGGTTTGCCGCCGTAGCGACGAAGCTGATGAAGCTCCGAACGAAGCCGCCGTGTCAAGGTCTGGGCGCTTCCCGAAGCGGTAATCTTCGTATTGCCAACCAAAGCCCGATGCTGCCACCACCAGTATGTGGCACGATTCTGCCCACCAGTAGTGCCCTGTGCGGGTGTATCGGTCAAGATGCTCAACAGGCCGGGGATTTTCTTCGCATCCTGACTGCCGTCCTGCCAGAACATAAAGTTCACCGTTCTGTCCCATGATTCGCTGAAGTCACCAAGGCGGTTCTCCAACGTGTCCGTGAGGACGTCAATGTCACGCCCGGAGTGTTCAGCTTCACTCTGACCATTCGTAATCGAGATGCCGTCCTTTTTCAACTCAGTAAAACTGATGATAAGGTTAGCAGCGACTTCCCTCCACGGGTATTGTGCACGCAAGATGTTCTGCGCCTGTGCAAAGTTAAGCGCGTCGTCTTCCGTATAGCCTTGCAAGAAGCCGGGCGTATCAGACATCACAGTGCCTTGAATAGCGTCGCTGATGTAAGTTTTACCGGCGGCGAACTCTTTCTTGTTTTCGTTAAAGATTTTAACGAGCGGTTTATCCTGTTCAGTTTGCAGCAATGCTTTGCCGCGTTCAAAATGGTCAAGGATGGCGTTCGCCAAGTCCTGTGCCACTACCATGTTAAGAGACATAATTTTTGATTCCTTTTATTTTACTTTGTTAACTGCGAATCAGTTAGCGTTCGCAAGGACGCTTTGTGCGACCTTTTTAGCCCAACCGGGCTTGCGAATGTCAACTGATTCTCTCTGCTGCGTTTCGGAATGTTTCGGAGTCAAAGGGCGTTTAATCTGCGGTTTCGGCATTGTGCGTTCGATGAATTCATGAACACTTTTATATGCCTGTTCGCATAACGCAACTGCCTGTTCCACACTAGCTGGAGGATTTCGCTGCCAGAGCGACAAGAATTTATCTGTGACGAGTTCGTATTTCCCGTCTTCTTGACCTTGTTGCTTCGGTTTGAAGCTAGGGTCGGTTTTCATTCGAGAGACGTTCCATGATTCGAGGCCGTTAACCAGTTGCTGCTGGAGCTGTGCGGCGGATTGCATCTGAGACGTAACCGCTTTAGCTTTTGCTCCAGTGGCCTCGATACGTAGTTTAGCCATTTCTTGTGCGTGCGTAAGCGAAAGCTTACCCTCGTCGACTTGTGTTTGCAGGTCGGTCGGTAATGCACTGCCGGTTTGAACTCGTAAGTTCTCCATGACTTTTTCCAAACGAGTTAATGCCTCGTTTGGGTTGTTCACAATCAACGCAGCAAGACGAAGACTGGCATCGTAATCTTCTGCGGCGACGTTATTCTCGCGACAGAATTTTTCGACAACCAACATACGTTCCGCAGCGGGCTTATACGTTTTAACTTCTTCTTCGAACTTATTCCGCTCCGTGATGACTTCTTGAAACCTCGGATGCTTGTGGAAAGGAAGTTTCTCGTCGGGAGTTTTTTGAGCTTCCGCTTTCTCTTTGGACTCACGCGCGAGTTTTTCTTCAGTAGTCTCGTTCAGATTATGAACGAGACCTTCTTCGGAAAGTTTTTCCTTTTCGTCCGCTTTTTCACCATCTTCTACTTTAACTTCCGTTTGTGACGCGGCATCAGTTTTAGAATCTTTCTGGTCGATGTTATACTTCGCTTTGATTTGTGCCGCAATTCCTTGCGGGTTAAACTCTGGCTTCTTAACATCAACAGAAGTGTCTATCTTAATGTTAGCACTGGAACTATCCTGCACAGAACTGTCCTGTGCGACCGCTTCGGGTGACGAACCCGTAGCTTCTTTAGCGTCGCTGTTTCGCAATAGTTGCATTTTTGTTTGTTCTTTCGGTACTCACAATAGCTTCATGCTATTGCGAAAGTGATTGTCCATGTGACGCCGCGTGTGCAGGTAACTGATGCTGCGGGTGCTGGTTACCACTCGGACCGGGGCGTGATTGCTGCGGCGGCTGGGTTTGACCCGGCTGATGCGCCTGCTGTTCGCTGGGTTGATGCTCACCGCCACTGGCACTAACCTGCCCTTGCATCGGCATTTGCGTGGGCATAAGCGGAAATGCTTCTTCGGGGTCGATGTTCGAGTCAACCACGTGCAGGGTTTGCCTGACCATGAACTGCGGGTTGGCTCCGGCTTGTTGCAAAACCGGTGCGGCTAGTTGCCAGTTGCGCAAGTCCATGGACTTATTCGGGCGTCCCGAACTGGCTGCTTTAACCGCCAGCGTAATCGCCGCGAGGAAGTCCGCCTTGTCCTGTGGCATTTGTGGCCACACTGCACCAGCCCCGGCAATGCGTTGCACCGTCGTTACAGACATACCTTGAAGCATCATTTCGCCGGAAACCCTAGCAATCCATGTCAGGCAGTCATCAACATCATCGATGTTCGACGCGGTGACGGTCATGCGATTAGTCTCGGTAATCGTGGCACCGGTGGCAGTATTCTCATTCGGATTGCCTAGTGCTTCTTGCGGATTACCCGTGGTCAACTGCGCATCTTGTAAACTCGGACCGCCGTCATAAACAGCTGGGTCAATCTTGGTCATGGGCTTCGGGGAGAACATATCCGAGGCTTTCATGCCCTGTGGAATGTTTTCAATTTCCACGACGCCGTTGCTCACGGCGTTTTCCATGTTCGTTTTATCGTCTTCGCTGAATGCACCCTTCGCGACCATCCAACCGGGCGCATTAGCTTTACGATGTTTCTTTAACTCTTCGCGGGTTCTGTTATATTCTTTCTGTGCATGGCGCAATAGTTCGACATCGCTCGGAGGAAAGCACGTCTGCCCCGTGTGCGGGTCACATTCGACATCATTGAACGTCAACGCATAAAGCGGCCAGAACCCGCGAACATTCGGCTGGAGATACTCTGGCTCCGCGAGATACGTTGGATGGCCTTCGGCAATGAAGAAGTGCGTGCGGGTTTGTTTATCCAAGACCTCATAGACGAGAATCTGTTCTTCACCCTTTTCGGCTTTCTCTGCCGCAATGTCGCGTCCGGTTTCGACTCGACCTTCGACTTTTTGAGATTTATTGGCTTTGACATCTGCCTCGAACAGTGCATTGACATCACACATCGGTAAACAATACTCAATCGCAACCCAACGCGCGCCGATGAAACCTTTCAAGCAACTCGTCTTCGTGTCCACGAGAACACTGGTGCTTGGCAGGCAGTCGAAAACCATGCGCTCATTCTCACCGAACAGCCCCTGCTTATCCTGCATCGTGCCGCCGATGCCGATAGCCAAGCTCTGTAACGTTTCGACCTGCTTATCGGTGCGCTGTAACTTACCTTCCTGTATATCTTCACCGAGTTTTTTAACTCGCAACGCGCGATTCGTCACCGTGTTGCCCATGCCGGAACTTGTCACAAGCATATCGGTGTCGCGCACAAAACTCGCGCGAACATATCCAACCTTGGCTGTGATAGCACGCCGCACGAGTTGTTTCATTTGCAATTTAAACTCGCCTTGTTCTTCGTCCTGCTCGTCGAGTTGATACTGGAATAGCACCTCAAGCGTCTTGCCAACGCGGTCGATAATCTCTCTGGTCTGCATACCATGTTGGTAATCGGCCAGCAACGCACGCGATTCAAAGGGAAGGCCGAGTAACCCGGCAGGCGAGGCCTGTGCTTGCTGGATAATTGGGACGAGGTTTTCCAACTTCCCGTCGTATAATGCAAAATCTAATCTCTTACGACGTTGATACTCGGCGGTAGGATTCTTTGCGTAAAGCGCCGCCACCTTACTATTAACCTCACGCAAAGTCCAATTAGCGACGTAACGTCCGTCGTCACGTTTCTTTTGCCCCGGCCACTGTAAGCCTGCTGCGAACTTCATGGAGTCGCGCATTTCTTGAAACACTGGCTTTTGAACTTCCTTCGCGGATTTTAGCCGTGACTGCCATGAACGCACCGCCGCTTTCTCGCGTTCTTTGTCATCAGGGTGCTGATGGTCTTGCTTGTCAATGGCGCCAGTCTTACGAGGCTGCGATGATGGAGACTGCGCCTGACGTGGCTGTTGCCCTGACGAGGACAAGGAGGAACCTTGCATCGGCGTGGCTTGGCCTTGTGGCTGCGGAGTCTGTTGCATCTCTGCTGGCATATTAGATTGGTTAATTAGTTATTCAAAAACGCTTTCTCACGACCTTCTTGCTTTCTCACCTGCTGCTTCAAACGCGAAAACGAATACGGCACATCAAGTTCGTTAAAAGCTTCGGTTTGTTCTACTTCTTCTTGCTCTGGTTTACCGAGATAATCAACGGCTCGTCCGAGGTGAGCCAGCATATCGACAACGTCATCTTCGGCACTGCCGGGGAACGCCAAGAGCTGCTGTTCGACTTCTTCCCACCACGATTGGAATTTCGGCACACGGATACGTCCCGTGGCTGCGAGGCCTTGAAAACTTCTTGCTCTGGTCGGCTTGTCTCGTTTGGCGACGTATTCATGTATGTTAATGTGATTCTTTTGCTCACGCATCATTTGACGTAAAAAAGGCATTATCGCACCGGTGATGTGGCCCTTCTCTGCATACCATGTCGAAATCTTATACTGCCGGTTCATCCGCAGCATTTCGGTGGCTTGCTCCATTGCGTCGGCACGTTTCCAAAATATGCCATTTGGTAGCCACCAGACGTTTGCTGCACTGTCAATGCCGAATACACCGAAGCAAGTTTTATTAGCGTCGTCCCGCTTTGATATAGCGTGGTCACTTGCGGCGTAGATTTTCAGGTCTTGCAACGGTGGCAACTCGGCTAACTCATACCCGATGAACCAGTTCTTCTTGAAGAAGTCGCCATCGTCAGGGCGGGGTTCTTGCTGGTATAAACCGGCTTTGACCCGTGGCGCGAGTCGGTTTATTTGCTCCGCTTGTGCTTCAGTGAACCATTCCGGCCAGAGCCGCGCCCCCTTTTCACGCCCAAGCACATCATTATCACCGGCAAAGAACGGCAACTTAATAACCTCCCATTGCGATGCCGGTATCGGGTTATCCGTGCGATTCTTATCTAGTAATCTTCCGACCAAGTCATCTTCATGGCGTCGGTTCGCGATAATAACGATACTGGCACAGGGCTTTAATCTGGGGTAAAAATCATTCCAGAACCACGCGAACTGTTTATTCCTCATGACAGAACTATCAGCATCTTCTTGGTTGCCCAGATAATCATCGATAAGACCAAGGTCAGCGCGATGACCAGCAATACCGGCACCAACGCCAGCACAGAAATAACGACTAGCAATAGAAGTCTCCCATTCGCCAGCCGATTTGGTGTCTTGTTTGAGTGAGTATCCGAGGACATTTTCATGCAGGTCAACTAGGTCTCGTGCGCGGCGGCCAAGACTTTCGGCGAATGTGTGGCTGTAACTGCACGCCAGAATAGAACAACCAACACGCCGGCCAAGAAACCAAGGAGGAAACGCCACGGACGCATAGGTCGATTTGGCCGCGCCCGGTGGCATGAGGATAATAATATAGCGCGGTTTGGTTTCACTCTCGGTTATCTCTTGGAGTTTCGCGTTGATTAACTTATGATGCAATGCCGGCACATTACCGATTAAAAGATTCCACTCATGTAGGTTTGCACGAGCTTTTCTCCGCTTTAATAACTCGCTAGCGGCTTCGGCACTTGTCATATCAGAGCGTTGATGTGTAAATCACGGAACAGCCGAAACACTATTTGCGTGCTCCGCTGCGCGAAGCCGGCTTGTTTGTTAGTTAATCAATTCCCCTGTGCAATCTTCGCCAGCTCACTGTCATGCAGCTCATTCGCGGCTTTTTGACTAACCGAATACGGCTGGTTCGGTTTGCCGTATTTCCTATCCAAAATGTCATTATTGGCCTTGCGTTTCGTCTCCATGTTCTCGGCAGTCTCGGCAATCTGCACCAACCGTTTCGCCGCCGCCACGCTAGCATCTTGAAGAACCTTCATGGCGGCGTCACCCGTGCCGTGCATACGTTCGAGAATCATTTTCTCGGCACTGGGCTGTTTGCAAATGGTGCTCACGTGCGTGGCGCTATAACCGGTTAGCTCCGCTATCTCTCTATCGGTTAAACTACCCGTGGCTTTCAACACCGCCACGAGACGATGGCGAACCTTCTCGTGCGTAAGCTCCACTGCCGGCTCGACGCGATTATGCAATTCATGCACCGGTGTGGGCGTGAACGTGGACATATCTTCAATCATGTCCTTCTTCTGGTCTGGTTCAGATTGTGAACCAAACTCCATCACGAGCGATTCAATTGTGTCTTTACAGATGTCCATAACTGTTCGCGCCACCAAATCCTGTCTCAAGCACTCTCTTAACCTCACCGCCACGCAACGCCAACGCACTCAATCCAATGCACGCGAAGGGATTCAAATCTTGTCTACGCATACGTTCTTCAACAGCTTTTGAAAAAGCCTTGCTTTCTTGCTTCACTGCGTTGTTGCCGTTTTCTTGCATTTCCATACCCCATATTCGCACGTGCCATATAGATATGCAAGTTTTATTTTCTGGCAATATGGCAAGGAAAAAGCGATGTAGACTACGTGGAAGTTTCGGTTTGCTCGCGGTTAGAATGGGGCCCCCCAGCGCGACGCACGCCACCGCCATCCTAGCTGGGACCGGGGTCGGCATGGTCGATGTGTTGCCATGACGCCATGTTGCCATGATTAGTCTAGATGATGATGATGATGATGATGATGATGATGATGATGAAGGGTGAACGATAAGCGGGCATGATGGACGCGAGCACTGGCGGGAACGATAAGCCGGCGTGATAGTGGCTTGCAATGCCGGCATCATGCGTCGACCTTATTTAATCCGGCATGACGCGTCGCCCTTATCCGGCATCATGCAATCTAGCGACGTAGCAGGCATCATGCCAAGCTAGACTGTGATGAAAGATTTTTTAAGAAAAGTGAAATTTTTATTTTCAAGATAATTTTCGGGGGATTGCGGGAAGGTGGCCTGCGGTATGCTTCTATTCATAAACCATGCCAAGCCTTGCTTTATCGGCGTAATATATCCCGAAAGAAAAGCGAAAGAAAATGAAAATACTTCTTGCCTTTTTGCCAGAATGATGCGATGCTGTTGTCAGGCAAAGGGGAAAGCCCTGTAAGCGAATAGCCTTTGCTCAATTAAGACGATGAAACTGAATAATGAAAAATGGCTTGCCAATTTGAAAAAAGTTGTCGAGCAGACGAAATGGCAAGCGAGCAGCGGGCAGGCTTGTGCGGTGGCCACGGTGATGACCATCAAGCAAGGCATGATTGACGATGTGGGCGAAAAGGAAGGGAACGAGGATACGCTCAATCTGATAAACGATAGCCTTAAGGAATTGGTTGAGGAGATTGCCAAGCCGGAGACGAAATTGCAAGGGTTCGCGAGTAATGCGTCGGCGGCGGCAAAGGCGGCGGGATTGGAAGTTAAGCAGGTCGCGGTGGCGATGCTTGGTGACTTGATGGCGTAATTCAAAGCGGGCAGGAAGATACTAATGCCCGCACCTTTATTTATGGATAAATATACAAAACTGGCGCGACGTCGCTTAAAACGTCTTGTGCGAATAATCAAAGCAAATGGCGTTTCGCCACAAGAGTTGGAAAATGTCTTTGCTTACCTGAAAGGCAAAGCAGGGGTTCGAATGTATACAAGAAAAGAATTGCGCGAAATAGAAAAAACGCGTTGGCTATAAGCGAGAAGTCCACAAAGCAGATTGCAAAGGCGCGGCGAGTATGGTTCAGATTATGAACCATACTCGCCTTTTATTTTCCTAAATGGATAAGGGGTTGGTTAGTGCGTTGCATCGTCGCCCCTTAAAGCGGGCCTGAGCGGCCCATGGCCATAGGATGCGAAAAGGAAAAGGGCGTAGACTAGAAAAGGGCGTAGACTAGAAAAGGGCGTAGACTAGAAAAGGGCGTAGACTGAAATGAAGGGGTTTCTGCTGGTGTCTACTGAGTAAAAAAAAAAAAAAAAATAATAGTATATACCCATAGAACCATCATATAGTCTACGTGGAAATGAAAATGGCATAGCATGGGCATGGGCGCGGCCTGCCCCTATATTAAGGCAACGATGCAACAATATGACCAACCCCAAAGCCATTTAGAATTTATGCTCTGCGTTTGCTTTATCTTTGAAATGGCCCAAGCAAACCGAGTTACAAAAATTCCGCAAACTACCACGCCCGTGTATAATATATTCTTTTCCACAAAATAAACATAATGGTATCTGCGAAACAATATGCGTAATTGGTGGCAGAGTTAAATTATCAAACGGCAAAACAAACGCGTTATATTGCAAGT